AGAGACAAACTATTCATATCCGAATAGTGTGCTTTCTTAATATCATAGAGGGCATTGCTTATGGCAGTGCCTTCGTTGATAGGAGGATATCATGGATATTAAATATATTAGAAATGGAATTACAAAAACAGCAAATGTTTCAGCGCGTGAGGCGTTAGAGCGTGCGGGCTGGGTAGTTGTTAAGGAAGAAAAAGTTAGTGAGCTAAAAGCTAAAAAGAAAGCTAAATAAATGACAACAGCCCGCGAGATTGTAACTAAAGCATTTCAAAAAAATGGCGTTTTGACCAAGCAAGAATCATTATCAGGTGACGAGGCTATAGATGGTTTATATTCGCTTAATGCTATGGTCGGATCATGGGTTAATGAAAAGCTTATTATAAACTCAAGGCAGATTGAGAACTTTCCTTTAGTTAGCGATCAGGCGACATATACAATGGGTGTGGGTGGTGATTTTGACACAACAAGACCTATTAAAATATTATCTGCATTTATAAGGCAGGGAAACACCGATTATCCGTTAAAAATAATTCCGCTTGAAGTTTATGACAGCATTCAGAATAAAGATACAAATACAATCCCTGAATTGATGGCGGTTGAGGCAGCATATCCTTTGAATAGGATTTCGTTTTACGGCGAGCCATATGCAGGCTTAACGGTTTATATTCGCAGTGAAAAGCCTTTGACGGAATTTGCAACACTTGACACGGTTATAGATTTGCCTTCGGGCTGGGAGCGCGCATTAATTTATAATCTGGCAGTTGAGACATCCGGGGAATATGGGGTTCAGGTAGATCAGGTTACATTTGATATTGCGGGGCAAAGTAAAGGCGCGATTAAAAGCGCGGTATCTCGTTCAATTCCATTGGATACATATATTGAAAAGCTTGATGTTGATATTTTATATCCCGGGAGATTTACGTGAAAATCGGTTTAGTTGGTGAAACATATCAACAAAGGTCTCTACCTTTTAATGCGCAAAGAACGATAAACTTTTTCCCTGTATTTGACCAAACAGGAAAAGAAACAAGCGCATTATACGGAACGCCAGGGCTGATTGATTTTGCAGACACAGGCGCGCTAGGTAACAGGCAAGCTTTTACGTCGTCAAATGGACGTTGTTTTTTTATAGCGGGGGCAACACTTTATGAAGTTCTTGCTGACGGATCGACAACAAGCCGTGGTTCTCTTTTAACCTCAACAGGTAATGTTTCTATTAATGAGAATAATACGCAACTAGGGATTTGCGACGGCATATATTTATATATGATGACGTATTCCAGCAACAGCTTTGCAAGAGTAACGGATGCAGATTTGCCCGCAACGGTTGGATTTTTAACAGCTATTGACAATTATTTTGTTGTAACGGACGCGGGTTCGGGGCGATTTTATATATCTGCCCTAGGTGATGGAACGTCATGGGATGCATTAGATTTCGCAACAGCGGAAAGCAATCCTGACGAGCTTTTATGTGTTAAAAATGCATTGGGTCAGCTTTGGTTATTCGGAACACGCACAACAGAGATATGGACAAACACGGGAGCAAGTAACTTTCCGTTTAGGCGCATTAGTGGGGCAGTTGCTGAAACGGGTATAGTCGCGCCACATTCTATTCAAGACGTTGATAACAGTGTGTTTTGGCTTGGTGGCGATAAGTATGGATCGGGTATCGTTTTTAGAGCGCAAGGGTTTATTCCGCAGCCGATATCAAACGAGCCTATTAATATTATGATATCAAAAGCCACTGCACCTGAAGAAATAACATCATGGGTATATCAAGAAGATGGTCATACGTTTTATGCCTTAACAGGCGGTGGTTTGGAAACAACACTGGTTTATGATATTTCGACGCAACAATGGCATGAAAGAAGCTACAATAATAATGGTAACTTATCACCTCACTTAGCACAATGCGCGACGTTTGCTTTTGGTAAACATCTTGTCGGGGATCGCCGTAACGGCAAGATTTATGATATGTCTTTGAATTATTTTGACGATGCAGGGGAGAATATCGTCAGTGAAAGAATTTACACGCATATTAGTGACATGGACAAAAGAATGCGCTATAATCGGCTTGATATTAGTATGGAAACAGGGGTCGGCAATCCTGACGATTTAAATCCATTAATATCATTGCAGCTATCCAAAGACGGCGCAAGAACGTGGTCAAACTGGTACAATACCGCCATAGGTAAAGTAGGTCAGTATTTGACGAAAGTATCGTTTAGGCGTTTAGGAATAGCAGAGCAAATGACTTTTAAAATCAGAATATCAGCAAAAGTTAAAAAAGCATTAACAGGGAGCTTCCTTCGATGACGGTATCCCCTGCACCTATTCAACAGCAAGTTTTAGATCAAAATGGATTACCGACTTTGCCGTGGACGCTATTCTTTAATCAGAATTTTGAGGGCGATGCAGGCGAAGAATGGCTGCCATCATTTACAGGTTTAACAATAAGTGGAACCCCTAATATTACAGGTCGGTTTTATCGTTTATCTCAATACCTTGTATTTTTTAGAATTGATATTGACCCTGATACTTCGACAAGTGCAACGGCCGGCACAACATATGTCGATAACTTTCCTCTTGATATTAACAGCAACGGTTTTTGCACAGTGGTAACAAATACAACAGGCGGCGGCATAGGTATCGCAAATGCTGCATTAAATAGAATTTATGTTCCGGCATGGTCTGGGGTTACAACATTGACGACAATATTAGGGGTTTGTGAAGCGCGATGATTAGTACACCACAAGAATTGAGACAAACAGGATTATCGCCACAGTTTTTTGGTGATTATCAAGCTGGTGCTTTGGTTCCATTTATGGACACTAGTAAGGTTGCATCACAACAAAATCCATTTAATGCCGCTGATTATGGAGTAACCCTTGGTGAAGGTGTTACTCCTCAACAAATGTTCGGTGGTTATGGGTTTACCCGTGACGGCGTGCGGACAGATTATCAGGGTAATCCATTTACAAGATCGCAGGATTATTCAAGATATGGAACGCCATTTCAACAAAAGGACTTATTCGGTAATTCAGCCAGTATATCGCCAAGTACTGGTCAATTTGATTTGAGTGGTGCGCAAAGCCAAGCGGCGCAATCATTTTTGCAGCAAGAGGCGCAAAATATAGCCAACCAGCGCGGTATATCTGTACAAGATGCAATGCCTGCAGCATTGGCGGAGTTGAACTTATTCTCAGGACGACCCGATGTTAATAAATCAAATAGTGACGCATCAAATAGTTACATCCAATCACACAAAAAAGATAGGGGTTTTGGGTCTTTTCTTAAAAACTTTGTATCAGGCCCAGCATTGCTTCCTTTAACTATTGCGGGCAGCGCATTGTTAGCGCCTGCTATCGCTGGTGCGTTTACTGCCCCTGCCGCGACAGGCGTTGCGGCAGGTTCTGGTGCTGGCCTTAGTGGCGGTCTTGGATCTTCAATTCTCGCAGGGTTTTCAACACCACAAGCTCTTGCAGGTGCGGTTACTGGCGGGTTAGGTGGATTGGCGTCTGGTGGCGACTTATCAAGCGCATTAAAAGGCGCGGCATTTGGTGGCCTTGGTGGCGGTTTTGGTTCTTCCATAGGTGGAAGCTTAGGATTAGGCCAAGTCGGCCAACAGGCCTTCACAGGGGCTTTAACTGGTGCGTCTGGCGGCTTGGGTGCTGGCAACTTAAAAGATGCAGGCTTAGGGGCTATTTTAGGCGGCGCGGGTGGTTATTTGCAAGGCGGCGGACAAATACCGGGGTTAGGTTCTTTTGACCAACAATTACCTCCTGACGTATTCGGGCCAGCTAAGCCGGGAACAGGATTACTTGGCGGCGCGCAAGATTTATTTCAAACAGCAAACACGGGATTGACTATCGGAGGACAACCAATGAAACTAGGTTCACTATTAAGCGCAGGTGGCGATATTTATGGCTACATGCAGGGAAAAGACGATATTGATGAAATATCACGCTTGTATCAGCAAGCGCAACAACAAGCATCGGCGCAGTTAAACCCATATGCACAGGCTGGGCAAACAGCATTGGCGAATTTACAGGCCCCGTCACTTGAGGCGTTGCAGAATGATCCCGGTTATCAATTCAGATTGCAGCAAGGCAATCAAGCCCTTGAAAGATCACTGGCGGCACAGGGGATGGGTCAATCAGGCGCAGCGTTAAAAGCCGCGCAGGAATATGGCCAAGGTTTAGCAGATCAAACTTATAATGATTACTTCAACCGTCAAATGGGGCTTGCCAATCAAGGATTTGGTGCGGCGAGTGGATTAGGGTCAATTATCGGCCAAGGCGCGCAAGGCCAAGCGGCAGCCCAGGCGGCTCAAATCGGCAACCGTAACCAAGCGTTAAGCAATATCTTTGGCGGTGGATATGATGATGAAGGCAATATCCTTCAAGGATCATTAAGCCGCTTATTAGGAGGTTTATTTTAATGTTTCAACTTGATCCAAGCGTGTTTGGCAATATTAAATCAAAAGCGGATTATGACCGTCAAAAGGCGATGTTAATGGCGCAGGCTAAGCAGCGAGGGCAACAGTCAAAGCTTGGTGAATTACAAATTGCACAAGCTGAAAAGGTTTTAAACGCGCCGAAGGAATACGACACTCAACAAATTCTTGCTGAAGCTATAAAAGCAGGTGGTGTAGAGAATTTGCCGCCTGAATTACAGGCACAACTTCAAGCCGCAGATATAGCGCAAAGAGCAAAAGTATCGGTGGATACTCTTGGAAACCGCGTCACAAATCAATCTTATTTTGACCTTATGGGTGCAAATCCATCGCAAGTTATAAATCAACCACCTAGCGTTATGCGCGGGCAGGGCATTGTTCCTGAAGTTGGTGCATCGCAAATCCCATTGCCTCGTATGGGGCAGCCAAGCGAATTTGGCTTTGCGGATGTTGCGGGTGACGGTGCTTATAATATGGCCAATGAGGATTATTTACCGCCATTACAAGATAATATGATGGTTGATCCTACACAGATGGGATTGCCTGCTCCTACGAAGCCAGACTTAAGTAGTTTATCACCTGTAACACGCGAAAGGGCTATGGCTGATTATTTGGCAGATGTCCGTAAGGTTGAAATGGAAAATGCTAAATTAAATGCAGAGCGTCAAAAGGAAACTTTGCAAAAACAAAAAGCAATGCCAAAAGCAGAATTGGCATTTAATTCAATGCGCGATGATACACAAAACATGGTTGACACGATTGATAAGGCTATAGATAACACGAGTGGATGGACAGCGGGTTTAGGTACTTTTTTGACATCTATCCCTGCAAGTGGGGCTAAAAACCTTGAGGCTACACTATCAACAATTCAAGCCGATAGTGCTTTCAGTACATTGCAAGCCATGCGTGACGCTTCACCTACAGGCGGGGCATTAGGCGCTATATCAGAGAGAGAATTATCATTATTACAAAATGCAAGAGTGGCGTTAGACCAGTCGCAAAGTCCAAGTGAATTAAAAGATAACTTAGAAAATTATAAGCGCATAAGAACACAGGCTTTAAAAAACACAGCAGAGGGCTTTAAATTAGATTATGGTTATTACCCTAAAGGTTTAGATAAATTCATAAAAGGTCAGGCGCCGCAAGAAGATAAAAGCGCGGTTTCATGGCAGGAGTATTTTAAATAATGCAAAATGTAACTATGCCTAATGGAGATGTTGTTGCTTTTCCGCCTGATATGCCTAAAGAGCAAATCAGAGATTTGATAGCGCAAAAGTTTCCTGAAACATCCACGCAAATGAATACAGTAGAAGGCGCAGCGCGTGGGGCATTACAAGGCGCAACATTCGGATTTGGTGATGAAATTGTTGCTGGTGTAGGGGCTTTGCCTTTGTCATTAATATCTGGTAAAGATATAGGCCAGAGCTACAATGAGTTATTAGATCAAGAGCGTGGGCGCATAAGCCAATTTAGGGAAGAGCGTCCTATCACAGCTATAGGGTCTGAAATAGGAGGATCAATTGGAACAGGGATTGCCGGACTTGGAACAAAAGCGGGAGCCGCTACTGCACGTTTTATTGGGAGTGGTGGTTTGCCAGCGCGTATTGGTAAGGGCGCACTTGCGGGTTCGGCATCTGGCGGACTATATGGACTTGGCACTGGAGAAGAAGGCGTACGGCTTGAGTCTGCTGGACAAGGTGCTGTTCTTGGCGGTGCTTTTGGCGGGGCTGTACCTGCCGCGGGTGCTTTGGTAAAATCGTCTTCAAAAGGTTTGGAGAACACGTATAAAGGATTTAAAGCAAGAGATGTTGAGCAATTACAAGCTGCATCTGATGCTATCAAGCAACGGTCTCAATCTGCCTATCAGGCCATGCGCGAAAGTGGCGCGACATTAAAACCTCAATCCGCTGCAAATGTTTACCGTCAAATGCAAGAAGCCTTAACGAGTGAAAAGCTAAATCCTCGTTTACATGATAAAGTTATCGGCCTCATGGAAGATATGAAAGAAGAGGTTTTAAACGGAGATATAACCGTTGAGGGCTTTGATCAGTGGCGGCAATTGTTTGGTGAGGTTGCTGGAAATTTTACCGATAAAGTAAATGCGCGAAAAGCAAAACAAATCATGTCAGCTATGGACGATGCGATCACATCCGTGAAACCTGATGATATTATCACAAATGACCCAAACGCCATTAATGCACTTAAAACGGCGCGTTCTGAATGGGCAAAAAAAAGCAAGTTTGATGCAATTTCTGATATTGTAAAAAAATCAGAAGGTGACGCAAATTATCTCAAAAGAGAACTTAAAAAATTTGTCAATAATCCTAAGAAGACAAGAGGTTTCACAAAAGATGAGTTAAAGCAATTAAATTTTGCCGCGACACAAACAGCAGGTGAAAGTATTTTAAAAACTCTAGGTAAATTTGGATTTGATTTAGGAAGCTCTTTAAGTGTTGGTAATACGGCTTTACCTGTTATTGGGGGATATTTAAGTACTGGGATATTGCCAGCGGTGGGGACTGTCGCTAGGCAAGGGCAGAAATATATCGCTAGAGGAAAAGCCGAAGATGTTCTTCGTTTAATTGAGCAAGGTGGAAACCCTAATCAATTGATAATGCAATTACCGCCAAAAGAAGCTCAAAAAGTATTATCTAGAATAATACCCAAAAATACTGTAAATATAGTAAGGGAAAAACAATAAATGGCAGTTATATTCACAGACCCATTCTGGCAGTTTTTAGATAGTGACGGGGAGCCGTTAGCTAACGGTTATATTTTCACTTATTCAGCCGGAACAACATCATTAAAAGATACATTCACAACAGACGCGGCCACGGTTGTTAATCCTAACCCTATCCCTTTGGATGCTGCTGGAAGGCCGCAAAATCAAATCTGGATACAAGGATCATATCGGTTTGACTTGTATGACGTAAATGACGCGCTGGTAAAGTCAATTGATAATGTAACATCATTTACAGCATTAAACGAATCCGGCGATCCATTCTTTCAGTCATTTTCAGGTACGGGATCACAAACAGTTTTTACATTGACTGAAAGCCTTGGTGATGACAGCAAGGACATTCTTGTGTTTGTTAATGATGAAAGCGGGGATGTTGGATATAATGTTCAAAATCCGTCTGCTTATACTTTGTCAGGCACTTCATTGACATTTAATTCTGCCCCTTCCAGCGGAACAAATAACATTTATGTTTATGCGCCTACTAAACTGTTAGGGGCAGCCAGCGCAGCAGCGGCGGCGGCAGAGGCAGCAGAAACAGCAGCGGTCGCGGCACAAAATGCGGCTGAGGCAGCGGCTGGTACTGTTGCAATTACATCGACAACAAGCCTTGCTATAGGTACAGGTTCTAAAGTGTTTACGGTTGACGCTGGACTTTCTGTTACAGCAGGCCAATGGGTTATTATTACAAGCGATGCCGATCCGTTAGTAAACTACATGACAGGGCAAATCGCGTCATATTCAGGCACAACTTTAACAGTCACTGTAGACGCTGCATTCGGATCAGGAACACTAGATGACTGGACGATAAAATTAAGCGGCGTGCGCGGGGCTATAGGTGAAACGGGAGCGGTTTCTGCAACCAGTGGGGTTGTTGCGGCGACAACGGCGGGAGCGGCGTTAAAATCAAGTAATGGAAATGATTGCATCTTATGGGGCGCTGGCGGTTCTGCAAACTCAACCCTTGGCGGCAATATGTCTGGCGCGAGTACACATAAACTGGTGAATATGGCGGACGGCACAAGCGCACAGGATTATGTGACGAAGGCGCAGTTGGATGGGATACAGTCAGGCGGCTGGGTTCCAATAGGCACACCACAAACCGTCACAAGCGCGGTTGCGAGTGTTGATTTTACGAGTGGGATTGATAGCACGTATAAGACCTACGCGATAGTTTTTAGTGGTGTTGAAATGGTCAATAATGCAGTTTTGCTTTCAATGCGCCTTGGTAATGGCGGCACTTTTGACAGCGGCGCAAGTGATTACACAACAACGGCATCAAGTGAACAAGCGGGCGGTTCACAGGTTCTTTCAGGTGGTGCAAATTCTGAATTATATCTAACAACGGCCGCTAGTAATGACGCTAGTTTTGGCTTATGTGCAGGGATAGTCTATATCGACGATCCAGCGGAAACAGGGCTTTATACTTACATTCACGGTCATTCAACACATGCAATAGGAACAGCCCGCGCTGCTACTATATTCGGCGGATCACGGAACGAGGCAGCAGCCCACGATAGGATTAGAATATTGGCATCTAGCGGCAACATAGAAAATGGCGTATTCACACTTTACGGATTGGCAGGTGCATAATGCAAAAATTAGTTAATGGCGAACTGGTAGATTTAACACAAGAAGAAATAGCCGCTCGCAATGCGGAAACAACCGCAACCGAAGCAAAGGCAATAACAGACCATATAAAGGCCTACAGACGCGCCAAAGAGAATGGCGGCATAACTGTATCGGGTGTGACGGTTCAAACGGATACGGAGAGCCGTACTAACCTTAATGGGGCGGTTGCTTTAAATACATCGATCGACTGGAAAACGGACGCGGGCTTTGTAACACTTACAGCGGCTCAAATCAGTGCCATTGCAACAGCAGTTGGGCAACATGTTCAAAAGTGTTTCAGTGCTGAAAAGGCCGTTACAGAGGCGCACGCTATTACGCCATTCCCATCCAAAGCATCAATCGAAGAGGCTTTTGACGTTGCATATTCGAATTAAATCACTCCCTAATCCTGATATTATATATTACGGCGATAATCACTTTGTCGTAAAATCGGATTATCAATTTTCTATCTATATAAATGGCGAGTTGAAATGTTTTACCATCCCCGAAGGTTTTGATTTTGACGGTAAGAGTGTTTACAAAATTATTGAAGTCCTAACGCTAGGCTACGTAAAGCGTCGTGATGATCGGTATTTCAAAGAGGTACTAATTCATGACTGGTTTTATGAGTTTGAAGGCATAGTGTTTACTGACGAAGGCGAGAAGATTTGTTATACTCGTGCCGATGCTGATAAAATATACAGAAAGTCCATGAAGTTTTTAAATCGGTCATGGTTGCGGCGATGGGTTGAGTTTGTTGCCGTTCGTATCGGTGGGAAATTTGTTTGGTGATTTTATGAAGTTACCATGGAAAAAGCGTTAAAATTATTGTAATATTATTATCACGGGAAAACTAAAATGGCGTACCATAACATGAAACAGGAAACAGTCGAGCAGACGATTAAAGCGGCCCCTGCACTTGCGGGAACTGTATACTCAACAATAACTCTTAATGAGATGGTCGCGGTTGCTACACTTGCTTATGTGGTGGTTCAATTAGGGTTTCTTGTTTATAAATGGTACTGGGATCACAAAGAGCGGATGGAAAAGCGTGACAAGGGGAAGTAAATCATCCGAGTATCGCGCCGCGTTAATAGCAACACTAATCGGCGTTGTAATGGGGATTTACGGGATATCTAAAGGCGTTGACCTTGGTGACTTAGCATTGTTAATCGGAGCGGTTGTGCTGCCATTATCGGCCTTTTATCCAGCAACACGGGCAGCCGTTAAAATGAGGCATGGGAAAGATGATTGATTGGTCAAAATACAAGAACTTCACTAAGGAAGAATTTGATTGCTCACATACAGGCCGCAATGATATGCAGCCTATTGTTCTCGATACCCTGCAAAAAATACGCAATGTCTATCCTAAACCAATTATTGTAACGTCAGGATATCGTGATAAGTCGCATCCTTTTGAGGTTGGTAAAGCATACCCAGGCGAACACACATTAGGGCTTGCTGTTGATATTGCGTGCCGAGGTGAGAATGCTTATCATTTGCTAAACCTTGCTTTTGAATATGTCGTTCCGAGAATAGGGGTTAGCCAGCACAGTACAGGCGGCAGGTTCTTGCACTTAGGTTTTGCCACGGATGGTTTCCCTTCACCTTGGGTTTGGTCATATTAATGAAAAACTCAATACCACGCATCAGATCAGTTAAGTTTAAAAACGGTGGTAGCATAAGTGTTTTGCCGCAAGTGCGCAGTAATTATACGCGGGTTGATCTTGAGTGGGGTGAGGTTACGTTTAGAACTTACGACGGTAAAAATTTAACGGTTGCGGATTGCACTTATATGGCTGAGTTAAGCAAGAGCCATCTTTCTGACGTGTAACAATACTAAAAACTCATGCAGCGGCTTATCGCCTTTCAGTGTATTGCATTCCGAACAACACACAACCTCATTAAACGCATCTCTCGCGCCGCCTTTGCTGGTTGGTTTTATGTGGTCTATTGTGGCGGTTTTGCGATATCCAAGTTCCAGTGTCATTTTTTCGCGGCAGTAAGGGCATTGTCCGTTTAGCTCATTGAATTGGCGAACGACTTTGCCTTTACGATTAACCTTGCCCAAAACACAGCCTCATTCTGTTTTGCAGGGCAGACTTGGCCATACTGCTATTAATGCATTTAATTTTATGGGTATCGAAGAAATCAGGATTGATACCCTTGGCGCGAATGAAGTCAGCGACGACATTCACTAAGCCGCGATCTCTTTGTGCAGGTGTTGCGAATGAATTAACTTCTATAAAAAAAGCCGCATGATCAGCGGCCTTTAATACACGTTTAGTTTTCTTATCAAGCGGGAATTGCATCCCGAATTTTTCATGGACGGCCTCATCAAGGGCATTTTCCAAGTCCTCCAGGACGCTGGTTTTCTTTTTGATAGCCTCTTTAATGTTTTTGGTTATATCGCCTGTATAAGCCTCGGCAGCGTCATGCAACAGGGCATAGCGTTGTAGTGTATCCATTGACTTGCTGGTTCGTCTCTCGCTGCCCCATAGCGTCGGAAAGTACAACAATAGATCAGCGACAAGGGTTGTGTGTTGCGCGACATTGTAATTAACGCGAAGCTGGCCGTTATAGCGTGATGCGCGTGAAAGACCCATGCAGATATCTTCGATTTGAATATTATCCGGATTGGGCTTGGTGATGGATACAAGATTGCCTGAATACGAAATACAATCCACTAAGGCGGATTCATTAAACACTTTTCTGATATCGTGTTTATTCATGTCAAAATAATATCCCAACTTTAAAATAAATGCTATACTAAAACATGTGGATTTTGACGCTATTCAAAAACAGGAAGATCGTTATCCCGTTGTTATTATCAGCGGCTATCGGTATCATTTTGCTTGGCGCATATCACTACCTTACTTCGGTTGGATACAGGTTGTGCTTGGCAGATCAGCAAACGAAGCAGATTGAAACAAGGGAAAAACAGAATGAAATTCGGAATAATCGCCCTGATGATGATGAGTTTTTTAAGCGGCTGCTCAACGCGACCGCCTAGCATATCTTGTCCTGACGTGATAAACTATTCGCAAAAGAGACAATTGAAATTGCATGATGAATTACAGGCGTGTTTGCCTGATTGCCGTGAAACGGTTGAATGGCTTAAAGATTACGTCGTCATGCGGGATCAATCTAGGGTTTGTTAATGGGAATATTTTAGGGTATAATTCAGCATGACAATTGTGAACACAATTCAGAATACAATTAAGGACACGCTGATTGGTATACTTGGAGATATAGGTATAGCCCCATTCACCCCCAACACGCCCGCAGGTTTACTACAGTGGTTCTTGGATGGCACAGCTTACGCGACAAGCCAATACAACAATAAATGGATTTTACAAAACCTCGCCGCAACAGGTGAGGACTATGCCCCTATAGTTAATACGCGGTGTTTGACTGGTGACGGCTCGGCAATGTACGTCAACCTTCGTGAGGCTTCAAAGCTTCCCGCAACGGAGGATTGGACGGTTTCCATGTATGTCCGCGTGCAATCACTCGGAGCGCAACGTAACTTCTTCGCACAATATATATCGACTGCTGGAAACGGGCGTTTATTAATCAGACAAAAAGCGGATGACACATGGAGCTTATTCCTAGGTGATGACGGGGTAATAAGTACAGTTGATCTTTCTGGTGGTACAGTCACAACAGGCTGGCATTTGGTTGTCGCTGAAAGATCAGGAAGTACATTCACGCTTACAGTGGACGGCGTTGAAATTGACACGGTTACTGACGCTGGAACACGTAATATTTTACAGACAATTCCAGCCTTGTTTATGCGTGGGGATAGCTCGACAGCATGGGATGGAACACCGACTGATTTCTTTAACGGCTCCATTGCTGAATTGTCTATCGCCCGTGGCACAAGCCCGACGCTATATTTCCCGTTGCAGGATGGTTTAGGTACAGACAATGCTAACCGCTGGGTTTATGGGTATAACGGTAATTATTCCTATGCTGGATTAATTATTGACGGTACGCCTTCGACATTCTGGGGCCAGACTTGTCCAGCTTTGGTTAAAGATAAGAGCATCACAGACGGCGGCCTTATTAACCTTCACGGTGCATTTCAAGCCTTCCCTGCCGCGAACGGTTTTCAGCAATTTACATCGGGGTATTTCAGCAATCCGTTTAGCGTAATGGATATGAATCCTAACTCCGAAGCGGCTTTGACTGCAAACGGAACAGAAACAACATATGAAGTCGGTGATGCGCGTCAATCCGTTGCGACGACTGATACCAAGTTTAGATCAAACGGTGGTCGCGGTGATCGTAAATTCGCGTCTTATAGTTCTGCCCTGACAGGCACAGACTTATCGAGCATGGAAACCTATGTGGCTGACGCATCTGCAATCCCTGTTAATTATACAGTCATTGAGGATGGTTTAGCTCCGACAAATAAATTCATTGGTCGCCCCGCCGTTGGTGTTATGGCTGACGGTAACCTCATAATGTGCTTTGTCGAGAGTTCGGCACATGCTGCATCGGACGGTGTGTTATACCTTAGATTTTCAGACGATTATGGCGCGACATGGACAGCAAGGGATACAACGCTGGCGGGCGGAAGCTTGACAGGATGGACAGGTTATCCGACAGGCGCAGCTCCAGGGGATAGTGAAGGCCCGGGCGAGCCTTGGGTTATTGTTATGCCTAACGGTGACATTTGTGTTTATTCATGGAAAATTCGCTACGGTGTGAGTGGTGAAGGCACTTGGTTTACAAGATCAACCGACAACGGGGTGACGTGGTCAGCATGGTCACAGATTACCTTTAACGTCCCGTCCGTCAATGATGATTTCATTTACGCTACGGATGATGATTATTACAATGAAGATGACGGGTTTGTTTATATTTGTGGGCGTATCCAGCAAAATGCAGGGGCTTCAGGAACTGCCCGTTGCGGTGTGTGGAAGACAGACGATAACGGTGCAACTCTTGAGTTCGTCAACTATATCGGCACCTATACTGATGACATTATCGAAATGGGTATGGAATACCTCGGTAATGGTCGTGCGGTAGGGATGATGCGAACAACAAACGCAGCAAGGACTTACAGAGTAACAACGGATACAGATTGGACAACATTATCCGCGCTTGAGGATGTTACACAAGATATCCTGTTTAGTCGCCCTCGTTTCTTATCGTTCGATCATCTTATGGGTGAGGCAAATTGGTGGCATGACGCACGTCTTGTCGGTTGTGGTTTGACAGGGCACAGACCTGGGCGAACCCCTGGTATGTACTACTCTTATGACCGTGGTGAAAACTGGAAACAATACATTGTTGATAGCGCGGCGGAAGACAGCGGTTATGGGGATGTTTTCTATGATGCTGACAACGATCAGATTGTGCTTTTAACATACTGGGCACCAACATCGGCAGGAAGTCAGATTAGACAATACCGTGTGGACAGAACAACGATTTTCCCTGATACGGCACCTGCACAGGTTACAGGATTAACAGCGACACTCGGTGATACTCAAGTATCTCTTATTTGGGATAACACTTACGCAACGCCTTCGCCGACTGATTATGTAGTTCAATATTCAACCGATGACGCAACTTGGACGACATTTGCGGATGGAACAAGCAGCGCGACAACGGCGACGGTTACAGGACTTACAAACGGAACGCTGTATTATTTCCGTGTGGCAGCGGTTAATTCACTTGGAACTGGTACGTTTAGCGCATCGGCAACAGCTACCCCATCGGCGGCATTCTTCCCGACATCTATTGCAAATTGTTTGTTGTGGTTGGACGCTTCGGATACGGGTACTATTTCAGTCAGTGGTAGTGATGTCACTCAATGGGATGATAAATCGGGGAACGCCCATCACCTTGCTCAAACCGTAGGTGCAGAACGCCCTGTGAGCGGTACAAGAACAATGAACAGTCTCAATGTTGTTGATTTTGGGACTAGTGAATTTTTAACCCGATCAGACGCGCTTGGTTTAACTGGTAATCCTGATTGTACGATGGTCTTTGTCCTAAATATTGACGCGAATGTTACAGGCGCGGATACTTTCATGCTTTTAGGAAAAGACGTGCCGGTCACAACAGACCGTGAGATCATCCAAGCTACTGGCGGCGGGGCTTATGCTTGGCGGTTTAACAACGGTAACGAGACATATTCAGTTCCAGCGACAGGTGTTGATAACATTTTAATGTTTGAACGGGCATCTGGTACAGATATTGCCGCGTCAAAGTTATTTAGAGGCGGGGTTGAGGATTCTCCGACGAGTAGTTCGTCAGGAACGCTTTTCCCGAATATTCTTGATGAGATTACATTGCTTGGTAAATACGATCTAACACCTACTGGTTCAGGTTTGGATGGTGTTATGGCCGAGGTTATTGTTTATAATAAAGTCCTTACTACAGCAGAGAAAAATCAACTTGGAAACTATTTGTCCGACAAATGGGGCGCGGGGTGGACTGATCTATGACATATTTAGCACTTGGATTTGATACGCAGGAAGCGGCACTATCAGCAATAGCGACAATTGATACAATCGCCGAGGGGTGGTACGCTGGCAACGGCTACACGATTATTGAAGACGGCGAAGGCAAGGGCGTAGTTCCAAAGAATGCCGCCACAGGTGAAAACGAGCCTAATAAAGCAAAGGTTCGCACATGGGCAACGCCTATACTATCACCAACTGGTGTATGGTTTTTTAAAAGTCTCTCTGTTAATCCAGAGTTTGACGGCTGGAAAGACAGCTATGCCGCATTAGGTGGTGAGCCTTACACAGAGTTTGAATTTCCCGTAGAATGGTATACTGATCCCGAAGATTAACTAGGAACTTTCGGCACAACATTCTTAGGCTTGCTTAACTGCCCTGCAATGCCCTTTAAGACAACACATGACACGCCATCCTGCACATTTGATCTAACTATTGTATAAGAGCCTGTTTCCTCGTTAATCCAAAGCGTATCCATCAAGCGGGGATCACCTGCACCAATAAAAGCATTGGCCTCGTTAAACTTCTCTTTAAGCTGTTTAAACATCTCTTTGGTATCACCACACTCAAACAGAGGTAAAAGCGCGGCGGGTTGTTCTTGTGCTGCGACAGGCGCGGCGGCTAACATTAAAGCGGTGGTTAATCTTTTCATTTCAGTTCACATCCTTTTAGTTTTAATCCGTGATTTGTTTCAGGTTCGGGCCGCACTTCAATCTTAACTATGGTGTCGGAAGTATCAGGCTGACGGACGAGTTCGAATTGTGGCTTTAAAGGCTTATTACACATGTGCTGCTCCATGAATTGATTAATTAATTGCTCACCTCTATATGATATCATAATTTTGTTTCTTTTAGTAGGGTTAGGATGTCTTCACGTTTAATTAGTATGTCAGGGTGTTCCTCATTTAATTTATAGGTTTGCATCCCCTTAACCTTGCTCGGTAAATCTTCATAGGCTTGTGCGGCTTTAAGCGCATTTAATACCGTGGACATGTGTCGCACTAACACAACGGCGTGTTCTTCGTTAGCTTGTCCAACATCATAGTATGTCGCGCCCGATAAACCTATGATGTCATCCAAAGCCTTTTGCAACGGTGTTTTATTGTTTGTCATTTTGCGTTCCCCCATTTATTCCCTGAAAATCAAGTGCGCCTAGACCGTTAATACTTCCTTTTAAAGGTATATTAGCTGTTTTAGCACGAAAAACATTACCGCCTGATTTATCAATAATAGCGTATACATCCCCTGATTTTTTAACAATCGTGTTTGTATCTGCCGCATCCAACCACATTTGTAAATCATTCATACTAGATTCTGGATTACGGTTGTCCAACCTTTTCATAGCACAAGCACACAATACAGATAAAACAACATATCCAATAAACCAAGGATCAACGGCTGATACAACTGCCACGAAAAATAGAAAAAGCGAACCCATAATACCGATCCACAAACCTATTATTACACGAGATATACTATCTAAAAAAAACTTCATCACTCACCCTCCCCGTCACTTGTCGTTGGTTTTGACTGTGCTATGAGGGTGGTGCGGATTAAATTGAAATCATCTGTCCAGTTTGGTCTTTGTCCATCTGTGTGCATCACGAATTTTTGTATCCAGTTTAGTCTATCCAAAGCCTCCATCGCATCCACATCGACATCACTCTTTTTGATAACGTGGTATTCATCAAGGTCGACAATCTTGTGATTGTTAGGATTGTACATCATTGACCCTTGGCAGATAATGTTTTCACCCTTCGGAATAACGTCATATTCAGGGTTGTCGTGGATGAAAGTGTATTGACTTAAGTATTCTCTAACATCTTCAAAATTAACATACTCGACACCATCCACAATAATGCCTGATGCGTTTGGTATCCTCCACATATTTACTGACGTAGTTTTATCACTCATCGTTTTGTTCTTTCAACAAAGTTAGTTCCTTGGATTATCTCTATATCAGGGCTTATACCTGAGTGTTTGGGTACATGATAACAGTGTCCACATTCTGATAAACTAGATATTGTAAAGTAGTCTTTACTAAAATCCGCTTCGTCCTGAATAACATACTTATACATATAATGCTTTTTACGCCGCGCCCCTGTAAAATGATAAACTTTTAAAAGATCGTGCTTTTGAATAGGAACCCCGTTTTTATCAGAGAATACTTCACTCATACATCACTCCAATCTATTATTAAAAACCATCCGTTTTGACTAATCGCGGTCATGGGGTTACGTCTATCTTATATCTGTTATGGCCATCCAAAGCGCACTCAACATCATGCGCTGACATGCCGCCATTCATGTACCTGGCAAACGCATAGGCGCGATCTATAGCACCATAGGCGGCAAGGTATAGCGCGAGGATAAACACCGCGCCACAGACGCTTAAAAAGCCGTATTTGTATATTCCGGTCATCGTCTTAACCAATTAAATAAGCTAAATGTTGCTGTGTTGTCATTCGCCGCCTGAATAGGCATTCGGCATTTTGCTAATGTCGTTATCATTTCGCCCCCTTAATGTCATCATAACGGCCTATTGTGCAATTATCGCTTGGCTGCGGTTCTGCCAGTGCTTGCGCTTCCTTATATGCCTTATCAGCCCGCATTTGATCATGCACAAGCTTTTTCTTTGATGTAAACCGGCCAGTGATAGTATCATGAACCTTGCCGCCTTCCTCAGTGACGTATTTGGCCTTTTTTAATTGCGCCTCTAATTTATGTATCTCATCCCACAAGCCACGGTTAGCGGTTATAAGGTTGCACATTTGAGATCGTTGCTTCACTGTTTCTTTGCGCTCAAAATTATAAAGTGTTTCCCAGTCAGTCCGTGTAATGTAAAATCCAAATAGTTTCATCTTAAATCCTCCCTGTGAAAAATGGTGATGATATTTCGCGGCACATACGATCTTCGTCTATCGTATAAAGCTCCGTTTCAGCGTCATAAACAGCAGCGGCAGTTTGAATATCAATGTCAATAAGAGCGATAATTGAAGATAATGGCATAACCTGATCATCAATATTGAATTGCATGTCGTTTAAGTTTTCCATTGAAATGCACACGCCGTTTAAGTCTAGTTCATCGCAATATGCACTGTCACCAAACCCGCGCAACGTGAAGTCGTTTTCATGCACGGTAAAGTTTACGTCATAATGTGATTTGTATGCGTTTGTTATTTCGATTGAGTTTTTAATTTTATCTAGTGTGTTCATGATCTTGCCTTTCGTTAAAAGAATATTGGCACGATATAAAATAGTTGTCAAATAGTTTTTATATCTTTTTAATGATTATTTTCCCGCCCTTTACAGGCTCTTGAAGTGTAGAATACATGATTGTAAATTTGCTGTCATCAATACCCCATGCAAGTGCTAAGCCATCTTGTGCGGCCTTTAGTGCGCCTATAATGTTGTCCCTATCGCGGCGGCGGTTGTCTGGCGGGTGAATGATTAAATAAAATTCAGTGCATGGCTGCATTTGTTTTGCAATCCAAGCGCATTCGTTTTTGTATTTTTTGAATGCTTTTGACTTTACCGCCCAATGTGCTTTGCGGTTTGGGTTTAGAATTGACGGCGGGAACGGCAGTTCAATCACAGATCATAATCCGTTTGACTTTACCCCATTCCCATGCGTTTTCAGGCTTGACGTGACCATCTCTTATCATGCGGTTAATGGTTGCGGTAACAGTCGATCGATCTAGTCCTAACAAGTCAGCAATCATGCCCATTGAAGGCCATTTCCCCATCCTCTTATGGTACATCATAATCTCTTTGTAGTATTTTTCTTGTGTTTCCGTCATATCTTGCACCTTTTTTGATAATAATCCCAAGCCTCTTTTTTTGTTTTAAAACCAGCGATATAGATCAACCCGTCATCCCTATCCTTGGCCTTATAGTCTTTGTGTTCCGCATATATACAATACAACAATGGATAACTTAATGCATCCCCGTATATTTTATGCTGGTTTCCTTGTTCTTCATAAAGCAGCTTCATGCCTAAAAAGGAATCTCATCATCAAAATCATCTTGCGCCGGTTGCGGTTGATATGCGTTAGCCTCGTTATGTTGCGTCTGGGCTTGTTGCTCTTTCGGCTGGAAAGACAGGCTCATATATGTATTGTTGTTCTTGTCCTTTTTAAGCCATGCGGAAACCCACATTTGAACATTGTTAATCTCGCATGATCCCTTGTAATCAGGATGTCTGTCCGTTTGTTTTTTGTCGTTCTTAAACAAGGCCCCTGTATTGTTGTTGTCGTATGTCATTACTTCTCTCCGATGGCTGTTAGATATGTTTCAAGAATAGCCTCTTGTTCGGCGCGTGTATCACGGTCAATCTTGCGCAGCTTTACGATTTCACGGATGGCCTTAGTGCTAAACCCTGTTCCTTTGGCTTCTGAGTAGACATCCTTAACATCGTCCGTTATGGCCTGCTTTTCCTCCAATAGCCGCTCAATTCTCTCTATAAAGCTTTTTAAGCGTTCACCTGCTACGTTTTTTGTTTGGTCTGTCATTGTTTAGTCCTTTCTATATTGTTAATCCATAATATTGAGCTGATGGCAAAACTATCCCTAGTTCCCCTGCCATGATTTCTATTGCTGTCATAAAATTCATCATTGTTTTTACTGAAAACTTTGCTGAACTATTATATTTAATGTAATCTTTACCGTTCTTTTCAATAATTTTATATTCTCCCATAGCGTCTTTAATGTTGTCTTTTAAGTCGTCTATATGGTCGCCTGTATAATCGCAGATTAAACCTAGCCATTTATGAGCTAAGGCGTTCTGATTTAACGTCCGCTTAGTGATGGATTCCTGAAAAACAACCTCATTTTTTCCATCCGCATATAAGCTTAAAAGATGCTTTAAGCAGTTTTGTTTAACATCTTCATTGATTAATATAAATTTCAAAACAAATCCTTTTTTGCTCTTATAATTTTCTCTCTTATCAGGTTTAGTTTTAACGGGTATAAACTCAAAGCCAACTCTATTGCTTTTATAACACCGTCAAAACCGCCCCAGAATGTATATTCACCTTGCTTATGTTGAATATCATGGCACTTAAAACACAAAGGCAGCACACGGTTATCGCTTGGCTTTATACCCATACCGCCATCACTGTTTGCCCGTATATGCGCAGCCTGTATATTTTCGACTGCGCCGCATTAATCATTGATTGACTGATAATTGCTCTTTTTTGTTATCCTTTTGCATTTCCAATATATCAAGCTGGTCTTGTGTTGCTCCGCTTTCCTCTGCATACTTATAAAGCGTTTTATATGTGGCCTTTAAGTCGTCTATATTTGCGCATTGGTTAAGCTGCGTTACATAGTCGTTTATAGCCCTGTCTAAAACTTTATTACCCGTCTTTTCCATCGGACGCTGGTCTATCACATGACTTTCACTGTCTGCATCCTCATTGCCCTGTAAAGGTATACAAAACACCTGAAGGCAAAGATATTTATATGCAGCTGTGAATGCCTTATTGATAGACTTGTCGCCTCTATCTAACGCTTCGCCGCGCATTTTTAATCTATGCGTAGTTCCGTCATGTGATGATATAAACGTGTAAATTACCTGCAATGTTGTATGGTTCATCACGCCGCCTTTTTGCGTTTGGACTTGCGTAGTGTGCTGGTTGATAATGTTCGGCATAATTAACAGGCCATGCTTTGATAGGATTTTTGATAATGTGTTATAAACATCATCAATTCCCCTGAAAACATAGTTGTCAAATGTGTTCTTTTGGTTTTTAGATATACCAACCTCTGATAAATCTTTCATCACCGCAGATATTAATTGAAATACATTCTTATCACTCATTGATTTATCCTATTCTATAATTGTTGGTGCATCTTGATTAAGGTAAAGACGCTTGCATGATTGTTTTTTTCTGAATAAGTTCCAAGCTTTTACAATATAAGGTATAATATCTCGGCTTTTTGTTGATCCAGGTGTCATGCTAATGTCTGCCAATTTGTTTCTTAAAGTTAAAACAGGATGGCCATCGAAAAGATATTCACCACTATTTAACTTTTCAAAAAACTCTTTTGCTAAACTGTAGTCTTTTTGAGAAAAAAGAAAATGAAGCGCGGCCAAAGCAGATGCAGGGCATAATTTTTTAGCGTAATTTAATCCAGATGCAACAATGACGGATTCAAGCACGCGAGGATTATTTTCTAAAAATTTTATTACATCGTTATGGTCTGTAACTTTTCTATCAGAATTTTTATATTCACCTGTTTTAAAGTGGAATATATGTGCAACCGCCGCCGCAATGATAATCCTATATTTTTGATACTTTTCATCATATGTTGCTATAGCATCGGATGCAGTTCTTTTTTTGCCAGTGTCAATGGTGGGAAAAGCATCTGTAGATACACCAGAAACAACAAGGCATTGTTGCGCCATTTTTGATTTTATTATTGCATATAATCTATGCTGCCCGTCTAGTAATGTACCGTCATTGGCTATAATAATAGGCTCACCATTAAAATGCCACTTACCGTCTAACATTAATGTTGTGTACCTATTAACGGTAGGGCTGCTTATTGGTCTATTTTTTTTGTTATTACCTAAAATAGAAGAAGCTATTTCAGGGGTTACATTTATAATTTCATTTTTTAACATTTTACTTACCTTTCGTTATATCTTTTATAACCGTCAATAAAATAGTTGTCAAATAGTTTTTTTGTGATAGGGTTTATAAATAACGAAAGGCGGGAACATGCAATACGATTTATTAGAAGCTGCAAAAGATCAAGATAAAGAATTTAATATAGATGATTTATGCGATCATCTTAATAATTTACCTATTGAAGAAAAGATAACTCAATTAAATGCAATACGTGAAAAATTACATAAAATTTCGCCATTTAAAAGTGAGCCAGTAGATTTTGTTAAGTGGGTTATAAACAGCAAAGTAAAAGCTAACGATTATAATCCTAACAGTGTCGCTCCACCTGAAATGGAACTATTGAGAACCTCAATTGATGCTGATGGTTACACGCAGCCTATTGTGGCTAATGAAGAAGGTGACGATATTGTGGTTGTTGATGGATTTCACCGCCATAGAGTTGGTAAAGAGTGTAAAGAAATTACAGCGCGGGTTAAAGGATACCTTCCTGTTGTTCAAATACGCGCCGAACAAGTCGATAGAGAACATCGCATGGCATCCACCGTCAGGCATAACCGTGCAAGAGGTAAACACAAAGTTGAAGCTATGTCAGACATGGTTATTGAGTTAAAACGCCGCAATTGGACAAACAGCCGTATTTGCAAAGAGTTAGGGATGGATGAAGATGAAGTTTTACGCCTTTGTCAAATTACAGGATTGCAAGAAATATTCGCAGACGGAGAGTTCTCTAAGGCTTGGGAAGCTGAAGGATTTATTTCAGAAGACGATTTTGAGGATTTAAAAGGTCATGTTGATGATTATCAAGATGATGATACAGAATTTAGAACCGTGAACACAAGCGACGAAAAACGCGTGTTTCATACATTCGACAAATGGGAATGCCACAAAGCGGGATTTTACGCAACAAAACCGCCAGAAGGCATGAGAAAAGAAGACTGCCATCAAGCTTTTGCAAACCTATTAAAAGATACAGAGCGTTTTGATAAAGCCTTGCGTGGTGTTGTTACAGAGTGGGAAAACTCATGTGAACATTATTTAACCAATGAGGCTATGAATAGATTGGCTTGGCTAGGCCAAGCCGCGGTTTGCTATGAAACAGGTGTATCTTCTGAATTTCGTGGCGGATGGCAGTTATTAACTCAAGAAGAGCAAAATGCAGCCGATGAAATTGCCCTAAAATATTTAAACGAATACTTAAAATATCGTGGCATGAATGAATTAACCATGAACGAAGCAAAAACAACCAGACAATCAGATATTTACTAGAGGTTAATATGGGTAAAAGATATTTACAAAAAAATGTATATGAAGCTGCGAAAGAAAGAATTTCAAGAACTTTAGATGATGTTGAGCGCTCTTTTATAGCTTTTTCTGGGGGGAAAGATAGCACCGTTTTATTCCATCTTGTTATGGAAGAGGCTATTAAAAGAAACATTAAAGTTGGAGTTATGTTTATAGATTTGGAAGCCCAATACAGTGACACAATAAAACACGCCTTGGAAATGTTTGAATTGTACAAGGATAATATTGATCCTCATTGGATATGTGTTCCGATGAAATTAAGAAATGCCTTAACAAATTATGAACCTCAATGGTGTGCGTGGGATGAAGATAAAAAAGATATTTGGATACGTGAAAAGCCGAAATTCGCAAAAGGTGTTGATGATTACCCGTTTGCCTTTCCAAAAATGGAATTTGAAGAATTTATAGTTTTGTTTGGCGAATGGTACGGGCAGGGGAAGCTAACGGCGGGGTTTATTGGAATTAGGGCGCAAGAAAGCCTTCACCGTTATTGCGCCATCGCCACATGGGAAAAGAAAGACCTCATGATGAAGGCGCGTAGATACACAACAAAAATTGTTGATAAAGTTTACAATGTTTATCCTATATATGATTGGCTCGCTGATGATATTTGGAAATATATCGCAGTTACTAAAAAATGCCATAATCCTATATATGACAAGATGCAGATGGCAGGCGTTCCATTATCAGACCAAAGGCTTTGTCAGCCATATGGAGACGACCAAAGAAAAGGCTTATGGCTTTATCATATAATAGAACCAGAAACATGGTTTAAGTTAGTGACAAGGGTAAGTGGCGCGAACAGCGGCTCTTTGTATATACAAGAAAGCGGGAACATAAACGGCTATAATAAAATAACAAAACCCGAAGGCCACACATGGCAAAGCTTTACGAATATGCTTTTAAGAACTTTGCCGCCGCCAACCAGAAAACATTATGAAGAACGATTTAAAAAATTTATACGCGGCTGGCATACAAGGGGATATGAAGATATACCACAAGAAGCCCCCCTTGAACTGGAAGCAAAATGCTGGGCTCCATCTTGGCGAAGAATGTGTAAATGTTTGTTAAGAAATGATTATTGGTGTAAAGGACTTGGGCAGACGCAGCCGAAAAGTGAAGCTTGGCAAAAATTTAAACAGATGAAAAAGCAAAAATCATTAGAAGAAAATGTTCCTTTAATATCTAATTAAAATGGATATAATACAAGTGCGGGGTGTACTGTTGCAATCAGCCCCTTATAAATATTAAGCGCGTCTTGCGGAGCGCATTAAAACCTTTAAACGATATTCCTTAGTCCGCAAGCTAAGGGGTATCATTTAAGGGTTTTTTTATGCCAGAAACTAAAATGATAACTAAAATTATTAAAATTAAATTGAGAGATATGTAAGATGATTAAAATTATAAACTGGTCTTCATATCAATCTTATAAAGACCGCAAGCCTCCTTGGATTCGCTTTCATAAAACCATGCTAGATAACTTTAAGTATCACCGCATGAGCGCAGATGCTCGTGCATTACTTCCTATGCTTTGGCTTTTAGCAAGTGAAGATAAAGACCCCGTATCGGGATTGATACGAGATAGTTACGAAGAGATTACATTCAGGCTACGGATGAATGAAAAAGTATTTTTATCTTCTTTGGACGAAATTAGAAAAGGTGGATTTATTACTTTGATTAATGCCCGTGAAAATGGCTGTGACATTGAATGTAACGAAACCGTAACGAAACAGTACAATAATTCCATGGATTCCGTAACCCCAGAGACAGAGACAGAGACAGAGACAGAGACAGAAAATAATATAGGCGAATTTGAAGAATTTTGGAAAGCATATCAACCTTACGAAGTCACTAAGGGCAGCAAGCATGATGCAATGAAAGAATATTTTAAAGCCGCTAAGGAAACGACACATGAAGTTATTATGGATGGTTTGATAAAATATATGGATTATTGCCACACAAACGGATGTAAAACAAAGCAAGGGTTTAGGTGGTTGTCTAAAAAAGGATGGAAAGATGACTATCAGGTTAATATAAAACCAAAGAAACAAACAAAATCGGATGAAGCTGACGAGGCAATCAAGCGGGCGCAGCTCCGAATAATCGAAATGGAGAAATCAAATGGACAAGATGCAGATCATAAGCAATTACGTTAGGCAAAGTTACGATATTTTTAACACGTTCGGGAAAAGCACAGCGTCACTTGAAAATATCTGCCTTGGGTTTTATCAGGTTCTCAAAGACTTCGATAATTCATACATAAACCGCGCTTTCACATACTGGATTGAAAATCATTCCAACATGCCAACGCCTGCGGAGATACGCAAAAAATGCCAGGATTATAAACGCTGGGATGCGGAAAGAGATGACTTAAAGCAGATTGGCAAGGCAAGACCATGTGAGGCTATAACGAGGTCAAAAACAGTTTCATGGTATTTGATGCAGTCAGATTATTTCAATAAAAACAAACAAACATATCTGGCGGAGATGCGCGAACATAAAAAACACTTGGTGAATTTTAAGGGCGCAGATCAGGCAAAGAGTTATTTCAACCAGTATTTAAACGGTTACTTGGGTTATCAAATTAGATATGAGGAGCTATAAAAACTATTTGACATTCATTTCGTCCGTGGTATTCTAATCACACAAGCGGCAAAGATATGATTTTTATGATACTCACTCACATATCAAAACTTGCCGTTTCGTTTGGGTGAGTATCATCAAGATAACGAAAGGCAAGATTATGAAATACAAAACCAATTACTACACAAAATCAGTAAATCCGATTTTAAAGCCCGTGGAGAGCCTTCGGGTGAAAAAGCAGCCCAGCATATGGCTTGAGTCTTTCAGCCGCGTCACGGGGCTTGTAATCGTCTTATGCGCTATGATTATGCTGTCTGCCTGTGATGATGGTATGGCCGCGTGTCAGCAGACGCAAAGTTATGAAACATGTATGGCAATATTGAATTGAGGATAAAATGAAAACACTAGAACAAATTGACGCTGAAATAGCGAAGTTACAGGCCGAACGTGATTTGATTGTGAATGGGGGGTTTGCGGTTGGGGATGAGATTTTTTGTTTGTGCGCTGACGGAAGTATCGAAGAATTTCCGTACGATATAAGTTATAAACCAGAAGCGAGACAGGGTAACGTCTCGGAATCCCGTGAATGGCTTGAAAAACTAGCACGTAGGCGCGAGATTGAAACGCAGCTATTGAAATATGCGGATTGGGAGTGTGAAAGTTCTGTTGTTCTATTCTTAGATGAAGAAGAAATTAGCTTTTGTAGGGATTGCCCAGGCGGACAAATATTTATGTCTAGGGAATCCGCAGAGCGTTGCCTTGATGAAATGGATCACGATGACCTGAAATTTTATTTAACTTGGGGGCAGTGATGACTAAAGCAAAAGAGGCGTTGGAAGATTTTAATACATTGATTAGTTGTCGTGAAAGTGAAGTCGCGGGCGGTATTGATTTGTTTATATCAGATGAATCTAAGAAAATTATCCGCAAAGCCCTTAAGTTATTGGATAAGGTTGAGCGTGGTGGTGATGATTGGGATATCAAATTTGATTTTAAAAATCAAGATACCCTTGAAACTAAGCAATGTATTCTAAGGTTTGCAAACAAGGTTCGAGATAAATACATTTTGATTTCGATTTAAGACAATAACCCCGCACAAGCGGAGAAAGGATGAGGGATATGGAGAAAATATTATACAACTCAAAAAATGCAGCTCAAAAAACAAATTTTTCTGGTTGGTTAAGCTCAAATGGCCTTTTTGTAAGAAGCGGTGAAAACGATGCTGCGGCTGAAAGGTTAGCCAGATATGATGGTTGCACTCATAAGATTTGTGAATGCGGTAATGAGCATGAAAAGATGTGGACTTGTTGCAGTGAATGCCGCCTAGAAAAATCTAATAAAAGATTTGAATCTATGGAATTTCAAGAATGGAAAGGTGAGCCTCTTTTTTTATGGGAAAGTGATGAATATTTTTTTTCATTAGATGATTTGGAAGGGTGGGCAGATGATAACGAAATTGATAATTTGTCACAAATTAAACTTTTAATCTGTGAGCCGCGACACCCCCATGAAATAGATATAGACGAATATTATTCAGATATTTTACCAGAGGATACTTATGTTCAAGATGTCGCACCTGAAATAGCAAAAGCGGCAGAAGATTTGAATAAGCTTATCAGAAAAAGAAATACAGTTTTTTCTTGGTATCCAGGGAAAAAAAGGACTAAAATTCGAGCAAACAAATAACCCAACAAAATTAGGCCGCAAAATGACCATTAATGTAAACAGGTAGCGCATTTATGACGTAGACTGGGTAGGTAATAAGATTACCCTTAAAGCACAACTTAGGCAATGGTGTCATGATAATTTTTGCCCTATGGGTGGTGTAAAGCTTTGGGCAGGGGAATGGATAGGGTGTTAGATGGGTAAAACAACATGGACAGAGGAAGATGTCGAGTTTTTGAAAGCGCGATGGGGGGCCAAAGAATGGTCAGCTGCGGTTATAGGGAACGCAATAGGTAAGTCAAGGAACGCGGTTATCGGTAAAGCTGGAAGATTAGGGCTTAGCACAAAGCCGCCTGTATTTAAGCCCGCGCCGATTATCCGTGAAGTTATACCTGAAAACGTGGAAGGAATACCGTTATCCGATGTTGAAAGTCACCACTGCCGATTTATGCAGGTCAAAGGATACGTTTGTGGAGAGCAAATCACGCGAGGCAGCTATTGCGAAAAGCATTTTGAGGAAGCTCATAGCGAGAACGCGCCAAAGACCTGGACAAAACAAAGGCTCGCTGAATTAATCGCAGCCTATAACGAGGGTATGGCGCCAAGCGATATTGCCTATAGGATGAATTTGAAATATACGCAAATCATGTATAAGGTGGATTATCTAAGGCGAAAAGGCATCTTGAATTGAGGGTTCGTTAACGGAAACGGCGGACTTTCAATTGAGGGTGCGGTATAATTTACAAGGGCATACTAGTGGCTGAATATGGATTAAACCGAGCCTGCCCATCCCTCAACTAATACCCCGATGGGGAACGTCCGATAGTTTTATAATTATTTATCTCTTGTTAATTCAGAATCAGTATGCTAAAAAATGAAGGCGGAGCGACAAAATTATCCTCCACACAGCCCATTACCACCTCCTTTCTGGTTGGCTCCAAACGCATAATTTGGGTTGTTATTGGAAGATGACGCTGCAACGTCATCAGAAGCCCCACTAGGGGATTCACTTTTTTGTAATATCCCCATCCTCTTGCGATTTGATCACGCTACGGTGGGGATTTCTTTAACCCTTCCTTAACTTCCCGCAGCTATAATACCTGCACAAAGGAAGGGAAGACCATGAAAATATCTGAAATAATAAAAATGGAAAACACCTTTAACGCACCTGTCAAACAAATGACCGACGCGCAGCTTGAAGAATATCTTATCAGGGTGCGGAATTTATATGTTGCAATTACAAAAACAGGGTAGTAAGATTAATCAAGTTCATAGCATAAGTGAATTTCTCCCTGAGTACCGCCCCTAAGATTTTAGACCAGTCTTAGGGGCTTTTCTTTTTTAGAAACTACGTGTATAATATTTTTGTAATTACAAAGGTGAAGTCATGACAGATATAATTTCAGGAAATTTTTCCGCTAACGGATCGAGCGATATAGCTAAAGGCGCAAAATCTGTCCGCATTGAAGTAGGAACAGACACTAATGAAAACTTCGGCGGCGGAACTCTCAATATAAAAATAAGATCGTCAGAAGACCTGGATTGGACAACCGTTGAAGGTATGACTGAAGCAGGATCAAAAATTATTGAGGATAGCGTTGGATCTATGCAGCTTAAGGTCGAGCTTGAGGGGTCAACATCACCTGATCTTGATTACTCAATCGTTTGGAGATAATTATGGCTTGTAAGAAAAAAGGCGGCAAGGGTAAAAAGTAACTGTAGCTATATCAAGCGTCTTATCTACTGTAGAGGGGTTTAGATGGCAAAAGGCACAAAGACAGGTGGTCGCACTAGAGGCACACCAAACAAAACAACACAAGAGTTTAAAGAAGCCCTTAATGGGCTTTTGGAGCATTCAGCCCCGCATTTAACACAATGGCTGGATAGAGTAGCACAAGATGACCCTGCAAAAGCATTAGATACAATTAACAAATACATTGAGTATGTTTACCCAAAACTTGCTAGAGAAGAACGGCAAAACCTTGATAAAGATGGCAAACCTACCGATAACGAACTAATCGTAAAATTTGTCGGTGAATGATAACAATTCCACAATCATTTCAGGATTTATTCAAACCGCATCGTTATAAAGTTTATTATGGTGGCCGTGGCGGCGCGAAGTCTGAAAGTATATGTCGGGCATTGTTAATACTCGCAGCGCAAAAAAAAATCAGGATATTATGCGCGAGGGAATTACAGGGCTCAATACAGGAATCCGTGCATAAGTTATTAAGCGATATCATAAACAGTAATGATACTTTAAGAAAATTCTATGAAATACAAAAAGCCACTATTATCGGGAAGAATGGCAGTGAGTTTCTTTTTAAAGGTTTAAAGCATAACATTACTGAGATCAAATCAATGGCCAACATTGATATATGTTTTATTGAGGAAGCCGAGAAGGTTTCCGATGTATCATGGGAGGTTCTTATCCCGACTATTCGTAAGGATAGTTCAGAGATATGGATTTCTTTCAATCCAAAAAACGCCACTGACCCGACATATGAAAGGTTTGTAAAATATCCGCCTGAAAACGCATTTGTAAAAAAAGTATCATGGCGCGATAATCCTTTTTTCCCTGAAGTATTGAATGACGAACGAAAGGCATTGCTCGCCAAAGACGAGGATGCTTATAATCATGTTTGGGAAGGCGAGCCTGATACACGTAGAAACGGCGCAGTCTATGCCAAGCAGATAACGCAAGCCAGAGATGAAGGGCGCATTACTCGCGTTCCTTACGACCCGTCATGCGAGGTTTTTACCGCTTGGGACTTAGGCTTCGGTGATGCCACTTCCATATGGTGCTTACAGTTTGTCGGGCGTGAATTAAGATGGCTTGAATATTACGAGAATGCAGGGGAACAATTACAACACTATGTTGACGTAGTAAAAACCAAGAAATATAACTACAGTAGTCATTACCTGCCGCATGATGGGGGTCATGGTAATATCAGGGGTGAAAGTGTGTCTATACAGCTTTCGCAACTTGGATTATCCAATATTGTTCTTGAAAGAGAACAAGACATAACGGCGGGCATCGAGCTTGTGCGTCAAACATTGCAATACTCTGTTTTTGATGCGGAAGGTTGCAAGCAAGGCATTAAAGCCCTTGAGAGTTATCATTATGAATGGGATGATAATAGACAGGCGTTTAAGAAGTCACCATTACATGATTGGTCAAGTAACGGCGCAGACGCTGCCAGGTACGCCGCGAGGGCAGCGAGTATGCGTAAGGGTGGTTTGATTAAAAAAGATGACCCATTTAAGACCGCTATGAATATAAGAGGTAACGGGTGGATGGGGGCTTGATATTAACCGTGTCAAGTGTTAAAATTATTTTGCTATCGCCACGCGCGTAGCTTTAATGCGGCTTGCATCATGCAATGCTATTACAAACTGGTCTTAAACAGGATGGATAGTATTGTCTGATATTCAAGAATATAACGAAAAAGCAAAGCAATACAGTGAGTATTGGCGGGAAATCTTTGATAAACACAAAGAGGACTTAGAGTTTCTTTCTGACGAGCCTAATTCGCAATGGGATGCGCAAGACGCAAAAAGCCGTAGACTTGCTGGCAAGCCTGTTTTGCAGATAGACCAGCTATCGCAGTTTGTTAATCAGGTATCGAATGATATACGCATGAATACGCCCTCAATTGAGGTAATTGCGGCCGATGGCGGTGATGTCGAAACTGCTGAAATTATTGAAGGAAAAATCAGGGAAATTTTAGTTCGATCAAATGCCGACGATGCGTTTGATACGGCTGCGAACTTTGCGGTTAAGTCGTCTATCGGGTTCTTCCGCCTTGATCATGATTACATAGACCAAACATCTTTTAATCAAGAAATATTTATTGACCGCGTTATTAATCCTGCGTCTGTTTTGATTGATCCTAATTCGATTGAGCCGGATGGCAGTGATATGAAATGTGCGTTTGTCTTTGATAAAATGCACAAAGAAGAATTTAAAAAAGATTACCCTAGCTTTGATCCGGTATCTTTTCAAATTGACGGTGTGGATTGTGAAGATGACTATATTATAGTTGCTGAATATTTTGAAATTGAAGAAGAGCCTTATTGGATTGCCATTGATGATTTCGGGCAACAAATCGAAAGCGACAAAGAGCCTGAATTTGAAAAAAAACGCAAGACAAGCCGTAGAATTGTAAAGCGTTATAAGCTATCCGGCAGAGATATTTTAAAAGAAACCACATTCCCAGCCGAATACATCCCCATCGTTCCTGTATATGGCGAAGAATCATGGGTGGACGGAAAGCGCAATCTGTTGTCGCTTATTCGTCGATCTAAACAGGCGCAGCAGCTTCATAATTATTGGGCTAGCACGGAAGCTGAATTGCTTATGAAGGCCCCCAAGGCGCATATAACGGCGGTTGAAGGCACAGTAGAAGATTACGCAGAGGATTGGACTAATCCTGACAAGGCGGCTGTATTGCGCTATAAAGGAACGGATGCAAGCGGCCGTCCTGCAAACCCCCCACAGTTTACACCACCTGTTCAAATTCCTTCCGGTATTGTTCAAGCCCGCCAGCAATCAGTTATGGATATCCGCTCGACAATGGGGCTTTACGACAGCTTTTTAGGGCAACAGGACAACGCTATATCAGGTATTGCGATAGGCAACAGGCAGCGTGAAGGTGATAGAGTTGTTTATCACTTTGCTGACAACCTAACGCGGGCCATACGTCATGCAGGGCGAATAATGTACAGCATGATAAGTCGCATCCATAATGAGCCACAAATAGCCCAGATTATTGGCAAGGAAGAGACAAACGACCGTGTTGGTATCAATGGTGAGTTAGTTGAGGGGCAAGAGCGTCATTATTATCTGACAAACGGATCATATACAATTCAGGTTGTCACGGGTGCATCATATGCCACAATGAGACAAGAGGCCTCCGCTTTCTTTGAGAAAGTCTTAACAACACAGCCGCAGCTTATGAATGTCATGGGCGATTTAATGTTTAAGTATTCTGATTTTGCAGGGGCGCAGGCTATGTCTGATCGAATGAGAAAGATCATTGACCCGAAAATCCTTGATGAAGAGCTTGACCCGCAAGTCATGGCATTGCAATCACAAAACGAGCAAATGCAGCAAGGTATTCAAGCGTTACAGGGCCAAATAAGCCAGTTGCAGCAACAGCTTGTAGATAAGCAACAAGAGATTGAAATCAAAGCCCGTGCTGAGAAGTTTGATAATGATGCTGATTTAAGAAAGCACCAGATAGAGATTGCCAAACTTCGTCTTGATGAGCAAAAGACGGCTGGTGATCTGGCATTAAGAAAACAAGAATTAGAGTTAAAGGCGTATGAGGCAGGACTTAAGACCTCAAAAGCAGCCATGGAACAACGTGAAAGCACGTTAAACGAAGTCGCGCAATTCAGCGCAGACGTAAACGGAAGAGGACTATATGACTGAAACACTTAATGAGGTAGTCGATACACCAATTGAAACGCCAGAGGTTGATGCCGTGGCGGATAATGTTGTTGATCAGACAGACGAAACACCAAACGACAATCAAGAAGAAGCCGTTAATTCTGCCGAAGACCCTGAAAATTTAGGGGATAAGACAGAATGGCCTGACAAGTTTGAAAATGCGTACTCAAGAAAGAAAAAGCAAGTCAATAAGCTTCGCGCCGAACTAGAGCAAGTTAGGGCAAAAATTGCTGAAATAGAAAACACAAAACCGGATGTTAAATCAGTCAACCCAGACGATTTTGAGACAATGGAAGAGTATCTAAAAGCAACAATGGATGCCTTAGTCAAAACGCAATTACAGCAGACTGATACGGAAAAGCAAAGGACACAGCTAACGCAAGAGCAAGAAGCTTTAATCGAGCAGCGCAATCAATACATTGCAATGCAGGCACAAGAAACAGCAAAATCTATACCGGATTTTCAGCAGGTTGTTGGCCAGCATACGCAGGTACTGGATTCGTTACCAGAGGTTGTTACGAATATCTTTCACGATATAGATAATGCTCCTCTAGCCGCTTATGTGTTGGCAAAAGAAGGACGTTTGGAATCATTACGATATGCCAACCCTTATGTCGCTGCAAATATGATCATTTCTGCCGAGCAACGTGGGGTGCAGCTTTTAGGCCGCAAACCACAGCAAAATTATGCCCCTGCCCCTGAGCCTATGAAGGGTTCAAAGGGGCAATTAAAAACAACAAAAAATTTGATGGAAGGTTCAGTTCTTAGGAACTTGGGCTTGAAGTCATAGCTATTGAAAGGATAAAAAAATGGCTAATACAGTAAATACCATTAAGAACGGCCCAGGGCTGTTTGCAAAGGGTGTTGCGGAAAGACTTCGTGACAACCTACAATTATGTAAGTTTGTATCAAAAGCGGATTCGTCTGAATATGATGCAGTCAAAGGGCATAAGCCCGGTGACACAATTTACACAACTATTCCAACACGTAAAATTGTCCAGCAGGATAATTTGGATGTCTCTTCTTATAATGGCGACATTAAAGAAGAAAAAGCTGCACTAGTTTTGAACAAGACAGCGACAACCGCCGATAGCTTTGACTCTCTTGAGTTGGCAACTGATATTGATGTTGCACGCGCGCTAGAGCGTTTTGGTATGCCTGCTGCTGATTCATTGGCTCACAGCATTGAAAGCCGTTGTTTCGGTATCGTTGCAGATAAGCTTTACAACTCTGCTGGTACACCTGGTTCGAATAACTTCACGACTAGTGATGTTCTCGCATCTCGCACACGTTTAGCTCGTGATCTATGCCCACAAAATGACCGCATGTTGTTCTTAAACTCTGCATCAGGTGCTAAAGCTGTTGATGCTCGTAAAGGTGTTTTTCAATCATCTGAAAAGATTGCCGAACAGTATGAAATGGGCTATATGGGGCGTGCAGACGGTTTTGAATGGATTGAAACAGAAATGGTTCCATCACACACAAACGGTGCTGACCAAACAGGCGGAGCGATTAACGATGCTTCTGTTGCTGAGGGTTCAACTTCAATTACTGTTGATGGGTTTTCAACTGCCGTAACTGTTGGTTCTGTTTTTACAATTGCAGGTGTATTTAAGGTTCACCCAATTACAAAACAGACTATGGTCGGTGTATTACAGCAATTTGTTGTGACATCTGCGACAACCACTGAGATTGGGATTTCCCCAGCTTTGTATGCGTCAGCTACAGATCCACGCAAAAACGTATCTGCACTTCCTGCTGATGATGCGGCTCTTGTGTTTGTTGGTGGTGAAAGCGAAGCATTCATCCAGAATATTGCATTGCACAAGTCAGCATTCAAAATGGTTACAGTTCCTCTTTACACCCCAAAAGGTGAAGAGCTTGTGGCCACTGAGACAGTTGACGGAATTACAGTCAATATCGTTCGTTACTTTGACGGTAATACACGTGTTGTAAAAACCCGTTACGATGTTCTGTATGGCTTTGATGCGGTACGTCCTGAATGGGGTTGTGCATTACCTGCTTAATCAATCGATGGAAGGGGCTAGCCCCCTTCTTTCTAAACTTAGAAAGGAACTAAAATGAGTGTAGGAATTATGGCGGGCAACTGCCGCAGTATTACAATAATGCAAGCTACAGTCGATCTAGGTTCTGTCGCAGCAAATACAACCGAACTAGAGGACGCGACGCTTACGGGTGTCCGTGTTGGTGATATCGTTATGGCGGTTAAACCAACTCTTGAGGCTGGATTGGCAATTGTTCAGTGTTATGTTGATGAAGATGACAGTCTTAAAATCACTGTTATGAATACAACATCCGGTGCAATTGATGAAGCGTCAGAAACAATTGACTTTATAGTTTTTAGACCAGAGACAAACTATTCATATCCGAATAGTGTGCTTTCTTAATATCATAGAGGGCATTGCTTATGGCAGTGCCTTCGTTGATAGGAGGATATCATGGATATTAAATATATTAGAAATGGAATTACAAAT